AATGGCTTCAGAAAGTTTAGTCAACTCTGCTACTGGAAAAGAATCCATCTCTTCGTCAGTTAGTTCTTCTGCATCTACAACAGCAATACGAATTACTGATCGCAATAGTGCAAGTTGATCTTGCTCTTCAGTAGGCAAAGCTTGCATAGCTTTAGTTTCAGCTTCGATTAGCTTAGCTTGACCAACTGTAAGAGTTTTAATTTCTACGTCTCCATCCATGAATGGAACGGTTTTAGTTTGAATTTTACCTAGGTGCTGTTTCATATCTATTAATCCTTGTTATCAAATAAATGTTTGTTATTGTCTTGAAAATCATCAAGCAGTTTGTGCATCTTGTTAAGTACATCGAGGGTCTCAAATATCTCTGTGCGTTTTTCAACGTGCATTTCATTTGACTCGTCAGAAAAATCTTTAAAACGATCAAACGTTTTACGAGAAGAGAAATCAATGTCTTTCTTCATATTGCGTAAAGTGGTTTGTAAAACAAAACCTTTATCAAAAGGTGGTTTCTTACTATCCATTATAGTCTCCGAATTATGTTATGTAAGATCAGGAGACCCCGAAGGATCTCCGTTTCTTAATTTACTAAATACTACTTATGCAGGAAGAGCGTAAGTAGAAGTGCTAGCGTCAGCAACCAAAGCAAATGGTCCGTTGAAGTCACCTTCGATAGTTACAGCAATAGTAGCCTGCAAAGAGTCGCTCAAAGAAGGAGCGATTTCGAAAGATGCAACAGTACCGAAGAAGTAGAAATCGGCGAACTTGTCTGCGTTGTCAGCAAGCATTGCACCAGAAGCATCAGTAGTGATGTTCGCGTCAGCAATACGTACACGGAAGCAAAGACGAGCGGCGCTCTTGCGCAGTACGTCAAGCTCAGCGTGATCAGCAGGAACGTAGTTCAGAGTGAACTCCAAAGAAGGAGCGTCAGACTGGCCAGAAACCTGTGAGCTTGTAGCTTGTCCGTAAACAGGAACGTTTACGATGTTAGCAGGAGTACCCAGTGATGGGAACTCACGGATGTTACCAACGTGCTTAACTGCGGACTCAAGAGTCTCGTCAGTTGCAGTTTCAGTTGCTAAGATAGTTGCGCTGTTGCTTACGAAAAGAGCGTGCAAGTCAGCGGCAGAGCTGTTAGCGTTTTGAGCGGTGTTAGCCACGTAGTCCAAAGTAGTGAACTTTGACGCACCGATAGAAGTGATATGTGCCATTGTTAGTTAACCTCAATAGTTAGTTTAGTTAAAGTAGTTGAAATCTACAGTATAATCGCCTCGGTACAACTCAGGGTTATCTCGATCGATCCCCAAGACAGATAGCGAACTCTCTTGAGTCTGAGTACCTGTACCTAGGTGTTTATTCTGTAGAAGTGTATCTAGTACATCTGCAATTTCCATGAGACGTTTAGAGCCTTGGTTTGCTTTAATGTAGACTTGAATTATGATTTGACCTGTAATTCCGAATCTGCTATAATCGCTATTGCCACTTAAGGGCAGAACTTCTATTTTAACAAATTCTTCTTTACTAGCCGGAACCATATAGTTAGCAGGGAAAGCACTTATGCCTGTGTTGTTCCACAGTACACTTGCAAATTGACTTTCTACATCGGTTAAGATGTCAGTAAATTTAGCCATGTTATCCCTCCGTCACTAGTAGTGTTATTAGACCCGGTTGGTGGGTGAAATTAATTATAGTATGATTGACGCTATCAATGATAACTGTATCATACAAAGCAGGACTAGCGAGTTCCTTCTCTTTTACATAGACCTCTTTCCGAGGAGCTAGTATCTCTTCTGCGTCTGGTTTCTGCTCAACACTCATAACTATAGCATCTATAGTCGTAGAGGTTGTAGTGGCTGATGCCTGTCCAGTTGAGAAGTCGTAGGAGCCTTCTGTCTTTGATTGTAGCGTTACTTCTGTTGCTATATCGCCGACTGCTGTAAATGCTTGATCTACTGCTTGTTCTATTTTCTTTCTTAGAGACATAATTAATACCCCTCCCAGTTCCTTCCTGATCCTTGGATCATAGGTTTGATCAACGCGCTTACTGCCGTTGGATTCTTAGAGACCGACTTGATGTCTTTCAACTCAATTGGTCCTACCTTAATATCCGTGATCTCACCTGTTGCGTCCATCAATCCATCGTTGTTCATCAAGTGGTATGCCATCTCGTAGCAAGCCGCTCTCAACTGACGGATATCTCTCTTCAAGGAAGTTTCTGTTTCATCAGTAGACACAAATGTGTATGATGAAGTAAAGGATGCTGTAACACCACGAGAGAGGTCCCGAAAGGAACCCCGTCGTGGAAAGGCCAAAGCTTGGTCGGCAGAAACTACCTGACCATACCATCTCTTCTCATCTAAGAGTCGAGTGGCAGTAACTAAGGCCTGTTCTTTCATTTCGTCTCCAGCAACAATCCATGCCGCCGCGTCCATTCTATCTTCGAAGTAACTGTCTGCTTCACCAATTGTAACGTATGAATTAACACCTTTTGTAAGTGCCATGCAATTACTCCTTAGTTAGATTAAGCGTGGAAGATTGGCAAGATGCCGAGGTTAAGAAGGTCTGACTTACGAGTCCAAGCAGGAGTCGCAACAGAACCAGCGTATGCCGCGTTAGTAGCAAATGCAGTCTGTGTTCCAGCGAAGCTGTATCCACGAGCGTGCATTACGTAGCCCCAACGGTACCAAGCTGTAGTTCGGCCAGAACCTGAACCAACACCTTCGTTGCGGTCGATAGCAACAGGGTTAGGTACAGAAGTGCTGTGCATGAACAAAGAACCGGGAAGCATCATGTAAGATACTTTAGCAGTGCTGATTTCAGTAGTTCCAGAAAGAGCGCTGTGAGTAACAGTACCCAAAGTCTGTCCGAAGTTACGTGAAACGATTACACGGATAACGCCACCGAGAAGAGTCTCGAAGCTGATGTTTCCGTCAGTTACTCGCTCGTCGTCAACCAAGTTGGCAACTTTGATGTCGAGGTATACTTCAGGAGAAACAACCATGTATACGAAGTCAGGAGTGTAGTCGCTCCATGCACCCATAGCGCGGATGATGTGCTCAACACGCTGGCCTGGAGCAGAAGCGCTCAGGTCAACAAGCTTCTCTAAAGAAGAACCAGTTCCGATAACGTCGCTAGAAGCGGCTACGTAACCGAAAGACTTGCTTCCGTCAGCGTCAACAGCGTTGCCAGCGAAAAGGTCGCTGTAGTTAGTGCCAGACAGATCGTTAGCAGTCTTAAGCTCAGCGTTCATAACGCCAGAAAGACATGCACGTAAAGCTTGATCTTCGTCTTCTGCACGAGTTTCAGCGAAGTCACGAGCGATCTTAGACATTCCGTCTTGACCAGAGATAACGCTTTGTACGAGGTACTCGTTAGCGCCGTGAGTTCGGACAGTCTTGATGTAAGTCTGAACTTCAGTGCTGATGTTAGTAGTTCCACCGTAGTTCTCGTCTTGAGAAGCAACGTTAACAACTGCGTTTGAAGAACCAGATACGTCAGCTGAAGCGTTAGTTCCGCCTACAGCGTAGTTGCCGAGAGGCTTGTAGAATCGAACCTGACCGATAAAGTCTTCGCCGTTTGCGTTGATGTTTGCGTCCATACCTACTAGCTCAGTAGATACGATTTTCTTTGCACGAGTGTACATTTCATCAGAGTAAGCAGAGATTGCTTTATTAAGTGTGCCGAATGCACTTGAAGAAATAGCCATTGTGAATTTCCTTAATAGTTAAAAGTTAGTTTAAGTTGTGTAATAAAAAGTTAAATTATACCCATTTGCCGGAGCCATCGAAATGACCTGCCGCCGCCGCCGCCATGATTTCATCATTCGTCATGTCAGCCATGGATTTGCTTGAATCAAAACCTCCAGTAGCAACTGACTGAGCTTGCTGTCCAGTTCCAGAGGATTGCTTAGGTCTAAATAAGAACTCTTTGTCGTCATCCTTTCGGAAGCTATCAATAAAGTCTTTAATTGAAGAACCAGTTCTGTGTACCCACTGTCCATTTTCATTTTGGATCAATTGGTCTACCACGTCACGATAAGCGAAATCTGCCGCTGTATCATTCCGGAAGTCCAAGCCTTTAAGAGCGTCACGTACAGCACTGTCTCGAGTGAGTTCAGTAATCTGACGGTCACGAGCTTCCAGCTTCGCAGTCATCTCCGATATTTTCATATCAGCGACTTCTTTATGCTTACCTTCTTCTTCAAGTCTAGAAATAGTTAAAGCTTTCTTCTCTTCTTCAAAAGATACCGCTTTAGCTACTGCTTCGTCTCGTTGACTATAGGCACTGTTCAACTTCTCTTTAATACCACTTAGCTCTTCTTCTACTCGAGCCTGAATGATCTTGTTAAGTTCAGCTGAATCCATTGCTGGGGCTTGTGATGATTCTTCGTTTACTTCATTAATCGTTTCGTTTTCGTTTGACATTTTATATTCTCCTAGGACACGGTCCTTTAAGTTTATTAAGCGTGAGCTAATCACAGATTAGTCACAAGAGTTAGTTTAGTGGATCTTATGGTCCAATACCATACCAATCCCATCCTTCTGGAATTTCAGCAAGGATGTCTTTGCGTGTTACCCCATTTGCAGGGTTCAAGAGGCCGTCGTCAATTGCTTTCTGAACTAGCCGCTTGTAAGACTCATCACTGAGTCCGCGTTTCCTCATTTCCTTGAGGGTGTTTAGAAGTGAGTCGCTTTCAATAGCATCGCCATATATCTCTCTTAGTTTGAATTTGGCTTTGACACTGTCTGCTAAGTTAGTATAGAATCCATCGTGAATAGTAGAGGTTAGAATACGATTCTTTCTACCCCACAAGTGGAACTTCCTAACTATAGTGGCATCATTCATATGATTACCGTTTACTCCCAAACCACTACGAGCGCCTATAATAGACTGATTACCAACAAACTTACTATCGGTCATCGTATCTTCGTAGATGTTTGATACCTTTCGCCCAGTTACAGGATCTGTAAATTCAACCCTTTCCTGAACTACCGGTCTATATCGCTGAAATAAAAGTTTACCATCCATCGTAACCCAAGGTATATCTACCTGTCCGGATTCCGTAATGTAAACCTTCGCAACGTCTTTCCAGAATGCTACGAATTTCTCCGTGACTGGCGCGATGTCTTTTAGATGCCCCGACATGATTTCGGCAACTTGCCTAAACTGTTGAGGACCTATAAGGCCACCTTTTACGTTGGTCAGCTTCCTAACAAATTCCTCTGAATCGGGATGCATATCCTGTGCCATAGCAAGGAGTCTGTTTCCGACTGGAGCGTTATTGTTAATAGAATAGTTTATTTCTCTCTTCAATTCTTTAAGAGATAACACAGTAGCTTGAAGGCCATCACCGTCCGCTCTCTTAATCGAGAGGTCTAATGACTTGTTAAAGTCCCTCAAATCACTTGAAGAGACAACTGTGTAGTTTTGTTTAGCGAGTGCTTTTGCTAATTTCATCTCAATAGCACCTGCCTGTGTAGCTTGTCCAGCACCGTAGAATGCAACCATCGACTGCCCTTTAGCACCTTTTGCAAGGTCACCAAAACTAATGTCGTTTCCGATAGGATTAATTTTCCTAAAAGCGGGGTCTGACATTGTGCGTTCTGCAACCAGATCGTACAGGCGATTCTTTCGGCTTGTAGCCACTACATTTGAAGCCTCTGCTAATGCTCTGTCTCTTGTCGTTAAGGCAATCAACTGCGCACCAGATGCAGATGCATCGTTTTCGTTTCCTAGTTTAGTTTTGTAGGTTTTCAACTTCGCTACGTTATTGAAGTCTCCATCTACGTGATTGTAAATACGAGTGTATTCCAATGCAAACCTTGCTAGCTTAGGTATTTCCTCTGCCTCAGTAGCAACGATTAGCGGGTGCTCTAGGAACTCCCTTATTCTTCGATCTCGTTGAGTGTTAGACAATAACAGCTCACCAATCTCTCTAAATGCTTTTTCGTTTCTACGGAAGGATTCAAGTCTCCCTGTATTAGTTAAAACACTAAATGCTTCACCAACAAGAGTACCTAATTGTATTCTTAGTTCTTGCATAATGACTTCGTCGATGTTAACTGCTTTCGCTGTATTAAGGAACGGTCTAACGAATTCACCACCAGCAGGGTGTAAATACCCTTGAGTGTAAACTCGACCACGCCCATCAATCTGCGCCCAGTTTCTCCACGGCTTATCATTAGCCAAGTGCCATCGAACAGACTGTATCAATCCTGAACCCATCTCACCACGTTGAAGTAATACTTTACGGAAGCTGTTAAGCTCATCGTATTTAGCTACCTGTCCTCGTGGGTCTCTGAAGTGCGCAAGGGCATCAAAGAACGAACCGAAGTCCTGATCAATTTCCCATTCCGCATCCATGACATGATTCAACATATCTGCAAAGTCTTTATCGATTAAATCTTTATCGTAGTTACCAGAAGCTTTTCTAGTGACAACGCTAATGTCTGTTTTATTGCCTCTAGCATCGAAGAATTTCTTCTCTCCTGCCTTAACATATAAACGGTCTTTATCGTTGACAATACCAAATCTTCTTGATAAGATCATTTCCCTGTTTGCTCGTTGTAGCTTAAGCATCAGGGGGTCTACTATTTGTACCTCTCTGGATATAGTGTCTTTGAAAGATCCAATACCACTACGTCCACTATCTAAATCTACTACGTCTCGACGAGTAACACCTCTAAGTCCTACTTTAATCTTACCTTGGTCTTTGAGACCTTGGAGAATGTTAGAACCTATTTTATGGTACTCAGAGAGTGTAGGGGCTTTAAAGAAAACATCCGCAACGGATATTTCTGCTTCATGTAGCCGCTTACCAATTTGTATAGCTAGAGAGTCGTAATCTGTTGAGTTACCTGTAGCAACGTCTTTCATTATCTCTGACATTGTTTTAACGCGTTTCTTAAGGTATTCGGGTGTAGCTGTCGATTGGATAAAATCCTCTCGTTTCTTAGCATACACAAATTCAAGGTCTAAGTATCTCCTCAACCTTTCCTTGCCTCCTTGTAAGAATGCAGTAATAGCACCATCACTGGGCTTGCCTTCGTACTTACGGAGAAACGCTTTACCGAATGGTAACTTCTCGATTTGCTTTATTACGTTCTTCCGAACACTAGGTAATGCAGGCAGTGAGGGTAACTTAGGGAAATAGTTTCGCAAAGGAGATCTACCTTGTAGGTAAGTCTTTCTTGCTAAGTCTAATCCGTCTGTTGTTGCCCAGTCTCTAACATAACGTTGGTTACTTAGAGTTCTGCTTGCTAGCTCAGAAGCCGTAGTCCATTCACCCATGATCTGAACCTGTGCGTCTCCTTCTGCTCCAAACTTAAATAGCTTAGAACGTGAACGAGATCGTCGGTCTAGAATACGAGAGGTGTTGACTACAGAGTTCTTTAATTCTGCTCTCAAAACGCCAGCGAAGTTTTCCCATGGCAGTTTATCTTTAGCATAGCGTTCAAACACTACACGAAGGTTTTCTATGATTGCAGATTGTTGGTTTACTGAAACACCTTCTGTTTCCAGCTTGGTAGTAAACCTTTTAATAAATTCTTTTTGATCCACAGAGAGAAGCTTTGACTGATCAAGATAATCAAGACGTTCTTGAAGAACCTTAAAGTCCGGATCATATACTAGAGTAGACTTGGTCTCTCCGGTCATAGGGTCAGTGCCTTGGTTTCTTTCATCGAATTGATTGTTAGCTCTTCTACGAGTAGACTTCTTACCGGGTATCGAAGTACCGCGATAATCTGTTAATGCTAATAACGAATTAGTGTTACTAGCTTCTGCTCGGTAGAATAGTGCTAATTGTTTCTCTGCATCAGTAGACCTGACTAGGGTAGAGGGCCGTGCCGCATTAATCGTTAACGAATTAACCGTCTTGGAACTCAGTACCTTTTGTCTAACGGGAGTTGTGTTTGTATTTTTATTATCTATACGTCTCAATGCTGTGAGTGAGAGTGGCTTACCACTTGCTGTAGTAAAGCTTTCCACAGGCAACTGCCCATTATCAAAGAGATCTACTTTCTGAAGATCACCTTGGAAATGTCTAACCTTTGTTTCTCTGGGTTGACGCTTAAGCCAACTGCCATAGTCTTCTCGCGCTGGTGCAGTACCATTTAAGCGCATAACTCCGGCGGCGGATAAGCCTTTCAATACTTTCTTTTTAACGTTAGGGGACGTACTTTCTAACAGCTCACTGTGGGATTTAACAACAGGCACGAGAGTACTTCGACACCGCCAATGGAGAGGAGGAGTAAAGCGGTCGTCGTTTACATCGTAAACCTTACCGTCGTGGTGAGCGCAGATTGCACTTGTGCGACTATCCAATACAGCTGTGAACCTAACACCCTTCATTATCTCTTGGTTATCTTTTAAAACAGACAATTGTGATAATGTTTGAGTACGGGTGATAGCAGTGCGAACTAGGGCAGAAGCTTGCGCCTCTGTAAGTCTGGTCTTACGCATAACATTCTTGATGATCTGCTCATTAGTTAATCCCTGAGCAAGTCCGCTGTCGATCGCGGTCTTCATCCTAGTTAATTGGCCAGCACCTAGTGCTTGGATACGTTGGGTTAGAGTTCCGTCCCCCCTAACGTTTACACCTACAACTTCTGCGAGAACCTTAGTGGCTCCCGGACGCCTCAAGTTGGCATACGCGCCTACACTTTTAGCTAAGTTGTTTGTGGTGAAGTCTACCTCAGTTAAGGAATAATCTTTCATTCCGTTAAGTAGGCTACTATTCATTTCAGTGACAAATCGTTTTGTCTCTGGATTTACTTTTGATCGGAAAGTAAAGCGATCAATCGTGCCAGTTTTAAGAAGCTTTTGAAGTCTCTTTCTGTGACGACGAATGATTCGCTTAGTGTCCGTTTGTACGGTCTCTTCAAAGACCCTTGTCATTGCTACGTGATCGATAGTACGATCGTATAAATTGTCATTAACGCTTGCCATTAGATGGCCTCCGTAGTTTTATACAATTCGGAATATCACATAGTCTCCTTCAGGGTGAAACGCGGTAGGTACCCGTGTTCCGTAGTCTGAAGAGGTCGGAGCATTAGGACCTACACCATATCTAAACATTGTAATTGAAACCGAAGAGTTAGAATCAATCTTAAGTCCGGGGCGGTGTAATCCACCTCCGAATTGCTCGTTGATTCCATTTTCGGGTTCATCCCATAAACCTTTATAATAGGCGACTCGTCCGGATAGACTGCATCCTGCTAAATAAGAGTTTGCAGGGTCCATCTCGTTGACGCCAGAAATAGTTTTAGTTTGGGCTGTACTGTTTAAAGATAGGTTAAAACTAGAAGTAGTTAGGGAAGGGGCACTTACGCCGTCATATCCTGTTGTTACATCATAGTTTCCGTTTTGGTTAGTTCCTAGTGTGAAGTCATTTGCATCGATAATATTATTAACGATTGCTTGTCTCCATCCGCTATGCCATATTAAACTGCTTGATGAATCGTACACTGCAACACCGTAAGAGTCTGCGGACCCGCTGTAATAAGACGGAGTCGCTATATCAGAAGATACGAGCATTGCTAATTTATAATTACTCAAGGCCACTGCTTTTGATGCGTAGATTAACACGGTCTTAAAAGAACCATCTGGGTGTTTAGTAGCAGTTAGCATCGGCGGTATTAATACCACAGAGCTACTACAGCTAATCGCTGGGATAGGTACACCTGCCGTTGCAGGGTAATCACCTTGTGTTAATTCTAGATAAACGAAGTAGGCTTGATCGTTTTGGTAAAGGGTTTGAGTACTTAAAGAGGTATTAATGTCAATAACTTCTTTAACGCCGTAAGTTACAGAGTTCTCGTCTAATACAACGTTGGAATCGCCGTTTGTGACTTCCCAACCATAAGTGCTAGTTGCGCCAATGGTGTTTCCGTTGAATTGAGATACAGTTACTTTTACAGCATCCGCAGAAGTGTGTCGTCCCATCCGGACATGCACTGATCCACTTACTGTAACAAAGGTTGCTGGTACTCGGTCTACTCCCCCAACGCCTGCCCCCTGATCGCCTTCTAACATGATAATGCAATTGCTTGAACTAATGCCTGTTAGGTTTGTGTCGATATCAGTGGTTCCAGTGGTGCTGAGTGTAGTTGAACCCGAAAATATTTCTCTTAAAACACTGTGTCCTCCTGTGAAAGAAGTGATCGCAGTGCCTGTGTTGTCATATATCGCCATCCCATAAGTATCAATGGTAGGGCCGTTTGCTGTTGCGGTTGTTGTTGCTGTAACAGTAAATGTTGCTCCTGAAACACCATTGTAAATACCTGAACCACCGTTTGCGGTAGTGACACGAGCATCAATGCTGTAAGTTTCGGGAAATCCGGGGTTAATAGGCGTATCG